AGCTATGACAGAGTTAAAAGCAAACTACGGTGATACTGTAGATGCTTATGACTCATTGTTTGGTAATGAAGTGCCAGTTAATGCCGCACCACAAAATTTAGGCGGTGGCGGTGGCGGCGGCGGTGGTGGCGGAGGAGGAAATCCTCAATCTAATTATAATCCATATGATTACAACACTTACAATGCAAAAGATAAAGCAAGTCATTTAGCACAAATAAGTCCGGGAAGTTATGTTAGTCAATTAGATAGTGCATACGGTCAAAAATCAACCTATGTTCCTAAAGCAAAAGACATAGCACATCAAAACGCAGTAAAAGCTAAAAAATTAACAAGTAATTACCGACCACGTACAAGTTTATATGGAGGTCTATAATGGCTGGACAAGTACCCGGAGGTCAGAAGACTCCACCAAATATTAACAGCCTAGCGGCTCAAGGAATACAAGGTGCTGGAATGGGAGCGGCGGCTGGAATGGCTTACACACCGAGTCAAGTAGGTGTTGCTGGAACAAGCTCTTCAGTTAATCCAACAAGTGTAGCTGGCTCAAATGTAAACGCTACAAACGTTGCTGGCTCAAATGTAAACCCAGCTAATTACAATGTTACTGGCTCAAATGTAAATCCAGCCTTAAATAATGTTTCAGGAACTAATGTTGCTGGCTCAAATATTGCGGCTCAACAAATAGGTCAACAAGCATTAACACCTCAAGTACAGGCTCAAATGATGCGTAATACATCAATGACCCCTTACATGAACCCATATACAGATTCAGTAATTAAGGCTAATGAGGCTGACATCTTACGTGGTGCAAACATGGGATTAGACATGCTAGGCGCACAGGCACAAGCGGCTGGAGGCTTTGGCGGCTCAAGACATGGTGTTGCTATGGGTGAAATGGGTAGAGGTGTAGCACAACAATTAGCACAATCATCTGCTGGACTTAGACAAGCTGGTTTCCAAAATGCACAAGCAATGGCTGGTCAAGATATAGCAAACAATTTTAATTCACAGATGGCTAACCAAGCTGGTAGTCAATTTGATATTAACACTAACATGCAAGGTCAATTAGCAAACCAAGGAGCTGGATTACAAGCCTCTCAAGCTAATCAACAGAATGCAATACAAGCTGGACTTGCGAATCAACAAAACGCACTTCAAGCGGCTGGAATGAATCAACAGGCTGGCATGCAAGGACAACTAGCAAACCAACAGAATGCTTTACAAGCTCAAGGTATGAACCAACAGTATGGCATGCAAGGTGCATTAGCAAATCAGGGTAACGCTTTACAGGCTGGCTTGGCAAATCAATCTGCTGGCATGCAAGCTGGACTAGCAAATCAAGGCAATGCATTACAAGCTGGTGGTATGAATCAGCAATACAATATGCAAGGTCAACTAGCTAACCAAGCGGCTGGACAACAAGATATACAAAACCAGTTGCAAGCTTCATTAGCTAATCAAAACGCTGGCTTACAAGGTAATCAATTAAGACTTGGTGCGGCTAATCAATTAGGTCAGACTGCTAATCTTGGATTTAACATGGGGCAAACAGTCAATAATAACTTGGCTATGCAAGGCGCTCAACAACAAGCTATGCAACAAGCTCTTATGGATGCGGCTAAACAACAATTCCAAGGATATTCTAACCAAGGCGCTAACAGTATTGGCTATGTTAACCAAGCACTTGGACAAACTCCTAACGTTGGCACAACAAGCACGCAAGAGACAAAACAAAATGGAATATTTGATTATTTGACAGCTATGTCAGGTGCTTACACAGGAGGTCAGTAATGGCTGGTATAGGAGATAGAGCAATAGGCATAATGGCTCTGCTTGGTTTAGGTGGTATGGCAGACAACAAGGAAGAAGAGCAAGGAGCTACACACACAATGCCTGATGGCACAGTAATGCCCGGTGCAACTCATCAAGGTGGCGGTGATACTGGTGGCGGTATGGGTATGGGTATAGGAAGCGCTTTAAGTGGCATAAGTAATTCTTTCTTTCAAGGCATGAGCCAAGAAGAAGTCTACAGAATGGGGCAAGGATTTAATACTTTACGTTTTGAACCTGATGCACAAATGGCGGCAAACTTTGAGTCAAGACTTGGAAAAATAAGTGAGAACAGATTAGTTACTGCAAAAAACAATGACACTATTGCTTATTTAAGGACATTAAAAAGTCCTGAGTACCCTAACGGTAGGCAAGACCTAATTGAATTGATAGAAGATGGTTTGTTGCCAGCGACAGACGCGTTGAATGAAGCAAGAACTGTTAAACCTTCAACAGCGTTAGAACAAAAATTAGCAATGTATAGAGACCCTACTTTATCTGACAAAGAACGAGCGTTTTTATTCCCGGCGGCTACAAAAAGTGATTTTGACAAAAAGTGGGAAATTTTACATGACCCAGCAAACATTGATGCAAATGGCACATTGTTATTATCTGATGGTGAGCTACAAATTATGGGTCTTAGTGACCCAGCAGTTTATAAACAAAAAGAAGCAGATTTAAAGGCAAAGTTAGATGCCGGTGAAATTACTCAAAAAGAATACAAAGAGCTTTCTCTTAATATAATTGCTGGTATGACTCCTGATGATGGTAAGACTGATAAATATAAAATGCTTGAAATGGTAGCGACAGACAGAGGATTTAGTAAAGGTTCTGAAGATTGGAATAAATTCTTTGATGTCAACATGGCTGGAGATTCAATAAGTGTTGAAGTTGGCGATACTAATGTTGGAATGGATACACCAGAATCAGCTAGTAATCTATATTTAAAAGAATATATGCCACAGTACATTAAAGATAGTACAAAAATTATGCAAGATGTTGATACAGCTAAAACGCAAGTAGAGAAATTAGGTAATTTATTAGATATATTAGAAGCTGACGATGGCGTTGATGGTGTTGCACCATACACAGGTATTTTCCAACCATTCTTAACACAAGCAACACGCGTAGTAACGTCATTAGGAATAGACAAAAAATATGCCTCAGAGATTGAAGCGTACAAAAATTCTACAGGTGATGCTAAAGCAAAAGCTAGAGATATACTTTATGAAAAACTTGTTAAGACTGAAATTACAAAGGTTATGACAGGTAGTGACGTATTCCCTATGATTAGTTCATTAGGAATTGGTGCTAGAGGACTAGATACACCAGCAGAAAGAGATTTCTTGATTAGTGTAATGACAGGTCTACCAAACATGACTATTGATACATTAAAGTACATGACTAAGTTTAGATTACAAATGTACATAGATGGTCTTGAAAAATATAACGCTAAAGTTGATAGTGGTTATTTTAAGATGCACAATGAAAACCCAAATTTACCAAAACGTGGAAAAATTGACATTGAGCCTCTTAGAAGGTACACAACAACTGGTACGCGCATAGTTTCAGAAGATACGCCGACATATACACAAGATGAAATGAACTTGATTTTTGGGAATATGAACTAATGGCAGAGCAAGTAGTTACCAAAGATGTTTTAATGAAACGCATTTTGGAATTAGAGAATGCTGGTGATACAGCTAATGCACAACTTGTACGTGATATATTAAACAGAGATTTTCCAAATGCACGAGCTGAAGTGGGTGAGCCGGCGTTAGAACCTTATCCATACACAGAAGAACAGCTAGAAATGAATTTGCAAAACATAGAAGCTCGTAAATTAGGCGATGCTACATTTGCAGATAGTGAAAGAACAAGAATGAATCAACATTTACTTAGCGAAAACATGGGTGGTGCAGTTGCCGGTTCATATCTGTCAGGCACAATGTTTGTTGGTGAATACGTTGACGAAGCTGTAGGCGCTGTTATGGGTGAAGACAAAATGGAGCAACAAAGAAGACTCCAAATGGCTTTTGAAGAAGAATATCCAAAGACTAACATAGCTTTAAGAGTAGCTGGTGGTGTTACAAGTGCCGCTCCAATAGCAATGATGGGAACTACACAAAAATTGTATAAATTTGCTCAAGGCTTACCTTTTTTACAAAAATATTTAATGATGGCTGGTATGGGAGCAAGTTTCGGAGTTACTGAAGGTGCTGTTTCAGGTGCTGGTATACAAGGAAAAGATGAGACTGGTGGTACTCAGACTAGAGGTGAGAATATGTTTGATTTAGGTATCTCAGGTAGTTTATGGGGAGGACTTGGTCAAATTGGTGGTCAAGCATTAAGCGATGTTGGTGCTTTAGCATGGGTTAGAATTAAAGATGGGCTTAAAAACTCTACTAAAGCAGAAATTAAAGAGTTGTTTAGCCTTACAAGTGATAAAACAGTTGACATAATAAAAGCAACTGTTTCTAGTACAAGTGCTGGAATAAACACCATGATAGAAAAGTTACGTTTAGGTGGTAGTCAAGGACAAATACCTGATGCAGATGACGCTATATCTTCTTTGTTAGATTTGATAGTAATTACTGGTGGAGAAGGTGGTTCTACGGTAGTGCAAAAAGTAGGTAGCAGAGCGCAAACTGTTGCGGCTGGTGTTGATAGCAGTTTAAACAGAAATATTGCTAATTTACCAAAAGATAAAGATGGTTTATCGGCTGACGCAACAATGATAGCAAAAGAACTTGCTCAATCTACTGCACCAGCTAGAACTGCGGCTTACAAAAAAGCATATAACCAAAAAATCAACTACGCTGGGTCGGATGGCAAAGCTATTAATGATGTATTAGCATTAATTCCTCCGGATATTAAGAAAGAAGCAATAAAGAAAGCGAACAACATGCTTATTATGAAAGGTATGCCACTTGGTCAAAATGGTTTTGACATAGCTGAAGATGGCGTAACTATCGTGATGAAAAACAATCCAAATATGTTGCAACTAGACTATATTAAGCGCGCTTTAGGTGAATTAGCTTATGGCTCACCTGACATACTAAAAAAGAGTGGTTTAAAAGTTAGTGGTGATGCAATGATGTACAATTCATTACGAGCAAAATTAAATAACGTTTTAAAAAGCATTGGTAAACCTAAAAATGGAGAGTCTGCATATTCAAAAGCAACTCGCTTAGGTCAAGACAAAATAACAAGACAAAATGCTTTAGAGATTGGTGGAAGCATATTAGACCCAAATGTAAATCGTAATACTGTCAGTAGAATTATGGCAGATGCTGGTGACGCTGAAAAAGAAATGGCTCGATTTGGTTTAAGAGGGTCTATAGAAGATACGTTAGCAAATGTAAAAGCAACAATAAACTCTCCTAATATAGACTTAAATCAAATGAACACTTTACTTAAAACTTTATCTACAGATAACGTTAGAGGTAAATTAAAAATTCTATTAGGTGACCAAAAAGCTAAAAGCGTATTTAAAACACTTGAAATGGCAGAGTCAGCTCTCAAATTAAAAGCAACTATTGCTCAAGGCTCACAAACAGCTTCAAGAGGTATAGCCGCCGGCAATGTAGATGAAATATTGAATGAAGGTGTTATTAATAAAATGACAAATATACAGCCTGTTTTAGCTGGACAAGAACTTTTGCAGAAGGTATTACAAGCTAAAACCATTACTGGTAAAAGAAAAAACCTTATAATGAAAGAACTTGCAAATGCTTTATTAGGTACAAAAGGTTTAGCGGCAAGAAAACAATACAGAGAATTATATGATTCAGTAAAAAGAGGCGAGGCTACAGAGGCACAAATATTAAAAATTTCAGAATTAATTGCAAGTCGTCTAACAATTGCTCCTATTAACTTTACACAACAAGTTATGCAAGATACAGAAATAGAAGACAAAGCAATGTTAGGTGTTTCTAATTTTTTACAGAGGTAGGGGATGGGTAAATTAAAAAGATTGAGTGATGATGATGTTCAAGACATAGTAAAGGATGCATTAAGCTCTGCAACGTCTTTTGTTGAAAGTGAAATATCACAAGACCGTATAAAATCTCAACGTTACTTTGAAGGTGAGACTGACATTGGTGAAGAAGAAGGACGCTCTAAAATTGTTTCTACAAAGGTAAGAGACACAATAAGAGCCATAAAACCAAGTCTCATGCGTGTGTTTTTGTCCTCAGAGAACCCTGTAGAGTTTGTTCCAACTAGCCAAGAAGATGTTAATAATGCAGAACAAGCTACTAAATACGCTCATTGGAAATTTCAACAACTAGATGGTTATAAACTTCTTAATGACGCCATACATGATGCCTTAGTTAAAAAAACAGGTATTTTAAAAATATGGTGGGAAGACAATACTGAAGCTACAATTCATAATTACTCAAATGTAACTGAACAAGAAATGATGGCTATCGTTAATGACGATGACGTAACAGTCTTAGAGCATTCTACAGAATTACGGATGATGCCTGATGAAACTGGTCAAGAAATTGAACAACCAATGCATGAACTGAAAGTTAGTCATGAAAAATCTACTGGTGGACTTAAAATTGAAGGTGTACCACCTGAAGAGTTTATTGTAGATAGAAATGCAAAAAGTGTAAGTGATGCATATATAGTGGCGCATAAGACAGAGATGCGTGTAAGTGATTTAGTAGCAATGGGTTTTGACCATGACCAAGTCCACGATTTATCAGGATTAAGTACCGACAGTACATATACAGATACAGAACAGTTTGAACGTATGGGTTATGAGCAAGAAGATGAAGAAAATATTCAAGACCCTTCAATGAAGAAAGTACAAGTTACTGAAGCTTACATGAAAATGGATAAAGAAGGTACTGGTGTAGCGAGTATGTACAGAATTTTCTTAGCTGGTGGTGAGAGCGAAGTATTAGAGTGTGAACCTTACGGTGAAGTACCATTTGCAGTATTTGAAGTAGACCCTGAGCCACATACATTCTTTGGTAGAAGTGTAGCAGACCTTATTATGAACGACCAAGACTCTTCTACAGCAATGCTTAGAGGAATGATGGACAACGTAGCTTTAACAAACTCTCCTAGACAGGGTTATGTACAAGGACAGGTTAACGTAGATGATTTAATGAACAATGAGATTGGTGGTTTAGTCAGAATGAAGTCACCACAAGCACTAGTAGATATTGCTACACCATTTGTTGCTGGTCAAGTATTAACAGCAATGCAATACCTAGATATGGCTATTGAAGGCAAAACTGGAGTAACAAAAGCTTCTATGGGATTAGACCCTGACGCTTTACAGAATACTTCAGCAACAGCCGCAAGATTACAGGCTCAACAAGGTTCAGCACAGATTGAAGTAATGGCTCGAAATATTGCCGAGGGTGGCATGAAGCGTTTGTTTAAGTTAATGTTACATCTCTTAGTTGAAAATAGCTGTGAAGAGACTATGATGCGTTTAAACGGACAATTTCAACCAATTGACCCTAGAGTATGGAATACAGGCATGGATATGACTGTTAATGTAGGTGTAGGTACTGGGCAAGAGGGGGAACGTCATGCGGCACTAACTCAAGCTCTACAAATGCAAATGCAAATTTGGACTCAATATGGTAGTGGTAATGGCATGGTAACTATGACTGGTATAAGAAATACTCTTGGTGATATGTTAGCTTTACAGGGCGTACGCAATGTTGATAGATACTTTAGTCCTTTGACACCTGAAATTGAACAACAATTAGTTGAACAACAACAACAAATGGCTGAAGAAAATACGGAGTTGTCTGAAGCTGATGCGTTAGTACAAGCAGAACAATACAAAGCAGATAAAGCCGCAGAAATGAACATGATTAAACTTCAGATTGATGCACAAAAAGCTATTGCAGTAGATGATAGAGAGCGTGATAAACTTGACCAAGAATTAATGGTTAAAGTAGCTGAAATATTAGGTAAATACGGTACTTCAGTAGATACTGCAAAAATTAAAACAGCACAACAAGAATCTAGATACCCTGACCAATCACCAGCGCAAGCAGTTACTGGAGGTCGATTCTAGTGCATGTAATTGAAAAAGGTGCTAAGATGCGAACATTACAGGCTGATGATGTATTTCAATTAGCCTTAAAAGAAATCAATGAACAGCAAATTGCTGTTTTTGTAGATGCTGATTCTAGTTTAGAACAGCGTGAGGAAGCACACGATATAATATGTGCGCTTAGAAAGATTGATGATTATTTCGACTCTGTTAAAACAGATGAGGTAATGTACAATCACAAACAAACCAAAGGAGAATCAGCACCGTGAGTGAATCAACGACTGAAAACCAAATGGATGGCACTATAGAAAGTGCTGTTGCGAGCTTAATTGCTCCGGAAGAGACAATAGAAGAAAATGTAACAGAAGAACCTCAGATAACAGATGATATAGAAACGTCTGCTGATACTGATATAGATACTGATATTGACTTGGATGATGATAACACAGACGAAGAAGTCGAAATTGAAGCTTCGGATGCTGAGGATGACGATGACCTAATAGAGGACGCCAGTCCTAGTGAGCCTTCAATGCATACTGTCAAGGTAGATGGACAGGAGCGTGAGGTAACTCTAGAGGACTTAAAGCAAGGCTATAGTGGACAGGAGTACGTCCAAAAAGGGATGCAAGAGGCGTCAGCACAAAAGAAAGAAGCTGAACAAGTCTATGCCGCTCTAAACAACGAACGAGAGCAAATAGCTCAGTTATATAACCAAATCCAACAGAATGGTATGCAAGCTCCACCGGTGAAACCAACAAAAGCAGAGTTCGATTCAGACCCAATAGGGTACATGCAAAAGAACATTGAATTTGAGGAAGCTAGTGCGGCGTACAATAACCAAATGGCACAACTTCAACAAGTTGCACAGAAAAGTAGTGCGGCTCAAGAAAATGCACATAAGGCTTATTTACAAGAACAAATGCAAATTCTTCAAAAGGAAATTCCAGCGTTTGCTGATGCTAATAAAGCTGGCAAATTAAGGGAACGTTTGGTTACAACTGGAAAAAATCATTACGGTTATACCGATAATGAAATTTCAAATATAACTGATGCAAGAGCTATTAAAGTCTTGCTAGACGCTCAGAGGTATCAGGACATAATTTCAGGCAAATCAAAAGCTCAGGTAAAAACTAAGTCTGCGAAACCTGTTATGAAACCGGGTGCTAAGAGAACTGCTACTCCAAATGCTAAAATTCGTGAACGCCAAAAGGCAAAACTCAAGGGTTCAGGTAGTCTAGATGATGCTGTGAACTTAATTTTAAATACATAATGGAGAAATATTATGGCGCAACCCGCACATACGTTCGACAGTTATGACGTTAAAGGTATTAGAGAAGACTTATCTAATGTTATTCATGACATAAGTCCTGAAGAAACTCCTTTTTACTCATCGCTGAAAAAAACTAAAGCAACTAACACTTACCATGAGTGGCAGACAGATGCACTACGTGCTTCAGCCGCTAACGCTCATATTGAAGGTGACGCAACTTCTGCGGAAGCTAGAGTTGCTACTGTTCGACTTGGTAACTACACGCAAATCTTTAAGAATGCAGTAGTTATTCCTGATACAGACGAAGGACTAGAAAAAGCTGGTCGTTCTGCTGAGATGGCATATCAAGTGCTTAAAATTGCTAAAGAGCAAAAGCTAGACATTGAGAAAGCTTTGTTTGCTAACAATAAGTATGAAGCTGGTTCAGCTTCTGCGGCACGTGAACTAGCTGGTCTAGGCGCATACATGAAATCTAATGTTGCAAACATTGGTGGTTCAGGTGGTGCTAACCCTACTGGAACAGTTCCGGGAGCTACTGCAAGAACTAATGGTACTCAGACAGCGTTTACTCAAGCTGACTTTGATACTGTAATGCAGTCTATTTGGGAAAATGGTGGTACGCCTGATTCAGTCTACCTATCTTCTTTCCAAATGAACATTGCTTTAGGTTTCACAGGTTACAATAACCAACGTTCACATATTGATGCTGATAGACAGACAATCATAAAGTCGGTAGAAGTCTACGTTACTCCTTGGGGTACAGTAGAATTTACACCACATCGTGAATGTCAAAGCAGAGATGTTTGGATACTTGACAATGATATGTTTGAAGTAGCTGTACTACGACCTACTAAGAACACAGAACTTGCTAAGACTGGTGATAACACTACTCGTCAAGTTTTGACAGAGCTAACGTTAGTCTCTAAAAATGAAAAAGCTTCAGGCTTAGTAGCTGATTGCTCAACTTCATAATCTGAGGTAAACTATTAGTGTGGGGAGTCCTCCTTAACTTCCCACACTTTTAAAGGGTAAAATATGAAAACAAAAGAACAAGTACATTTTGATAATAAAAACGGTAAGATTATTATTGAAAGTACACACGATAATCAGAGATACCTAGACCGGGTTGAGGATATACGCAAATCAGGTGCTGGTATGACTGGGGAAAATCGTTATGTTGGTTCTATTCCTATGCACATAATGCAAGAATGGTGTAAAGATGCTGGAATCAAATGGAGCGATGTAAATGCTCGTAAAGAGATTGTACGAAAGAAATTACTTAGTGGAGATTTTGATAAGCTAAGAGTATGGAAGGGAACTTTTTAAAATAATGGAGAAAAAGCATGGCTGATACAACTACAACTACTTTTTCCATTGTGAAGCCTGAAGTGGGTGCTTCAGCCGACACTTGGGGAACAAAACTAAACGCTGGTTTAGACAAGATAGATGATTTATTAGATGGCACAACTGCCATAAAACCTAACTTAACTGCTGGACAATTTAAAGTGGGTGGCACAGCAGTAACTGCAACTGCCGCAGAGCTAAATTATACTGATGGTGTGACAAGTGCCATTCAGACACAGCTTAACGCTATTACAGCTAATAACTGGGTGACAAATGCTCGCCTTGCAGACAATGCTGTAGATACAGCAGAGATAGCCGCTTCTGCGGTTGAAACTGCTAAGATTAATGATGATGCAGTTACAGTTGCTAAATTAAACCTAATCTCAACTTCTAGTGTTCCTTCTGTAGAAGCTAAAGGTGATGGTAGCTCACAGGATGGTTATATCCAATTAAACTGTTCACAAAACTCACATGGTATTAAATTAAAGAGTCCACCACATTCAGCTAATGCTAGTTACACGCTAACATTTCCTAATAATGATGGTGATGCAAATGAGGTGCTACTTACAAATGGTTCAGGAGTTTTAGATTGGGTTTTAGTTGATACAGCTTCTATAGCCGCTTCTGCGGTTGAAACTGCAAAAATTAATGATGGAGCTGTAACTGCCGCTAAAATTGGCGCAGATGCAGTAACTGCCGCGAAAATCGGTGATGACGTTATTAATAGTGAACACATTGCCGCAGACAGTATTGATGCGGAACATTTAGCACCAAACTCTGTAAACACAGATGCTATTATTGACGATTCAGTAACTTCAGCTCACATTGCGGCTGGTGCAGTAGATGCTACCGCTTTAGGTGCTGATTCAGTAACTGCGGCAAAGATTGGTGATAACGTCTTAAATAGTGAACATTATGCGGCGGCTAGTATTGACAATGAACACTTAGCAGACAATGCGGTGGGAACAGCAGAGATTGCGGCAGATGCAGTAACAGGTGCTAAAATTGCTGATGATGCTATTAACTCAGAACATATAACAGATGGAAGTGTAGACCATGTTCACTTAGCTGGAGATGCAGTTGATGGAGATAACCTTGCTGATAATGCGGTAGACTCAGAACATTACACAGATGGCTCTATTGACACAGCACATTTAGGTGACTTACAAGTTTCAGGTGCTAAGTTAGCTGTTGACAGACGTAGTTCAAGTGCAACTACAGATATTTATGATGGTAACGGACATGATTATATTCATTATGATGCTGACGTAGGAATACGTTTTTATTCAGCTAACGCAGAAGATATGAGACTTACAGATGCTGGTGCTTTACACGTTGATGGTGACATAGTTGCTTTCTCATCTACTATATCTGATGAAACGCTAAAGTATGACATTAATCCTATTGACCATGCCCTAGACAAGATTAATACTCTTAAAGGTGTAACTTACAAATACCTTAAAGATGGAATGGAGTCTGCTGGTTTACTTGCTCAAGATGTTGAAAAGGTATTACCATGTGCAGTACAGGAAAGAGAACTTCCACTTCATACAGGTAACAAACAATTGTTTAAGACACTAAACTACGACAACCTACACGCATTGCTAATTGAATCTATCAAGGAGCTTACTGCGAAAGTAGAGAAACTGGAGAAAAAATAATGGCAATACAATCGTCAGGTGATGACCTACAATTTAGTGAACTACAAACAGAATTTGGTGGCTCTAACCCTATATCTTTAAGTGAATATTATAGGGGTGGAGATAATGTTCCATCTTCTGCAACTGATATACCAGCTTCAGGTCAAATCTTAATGAGTGACTTTTACGGTACAGAAAACGCAACATTTATGGTGGCAAGTGGTGGCACAATAGCAACTTCAGGTGATTATAAATATGTTAAATTTACTGGTAACGGAACATTTGCTGTAGCGGCTGGCGGTAACTCTGCTGGAAGTAACTCAGTTGAATATATAGTCGTTGCTGGAGCTGGTGGCGGTGCTGGTAGACACGGTGGTGGTGGTGGTGCTGGTGGTTTACTTTATCATTCAGGTAAAACAATTGATGCAAATACAAACTACTCTGTAACTATTGGTGGTGGCGGTAGTAATACTACTGGGGCGCATGGTAATTCAGGTGGAAATCAAGGAGCAAACTCTGTATTTCATGGCTCTACTGCTGTAGGAGGCGGTGGTGGTAAATCTTATACTGGTGCGGCTTCTGATGGTGGAAATGCCCCAGCTAATGGTGGTTCAGGCGGTGGTGGTGGTGGTTCTAATTTTGGTTCAGGCGGTTCAGGAACTCAAGGAAACTCAGGTGGTGCAACAGGCTACGGAAATAGTGGTGGTAGTGGTAACAACGCTCAACAAGGTGGTGGAGGTGGTGCTGGAGCGGGTGGTAGTTCAAATGGTAACGGTGGTGCTGGAAGACAATACACAACATTAGGTAATGGTACAAGTTCAGGCGAAGATAGCAGATACTATGCTGGTGGTGGCGCTGGAGGTGGTTCAGGCTCAGGAGGCGCTGGAGGTGGTGCAAATTCAGGTGGAGCTGGTAACGCTGGCTCAGGTAGCGCAAATACTGGTGGTGGCGGCGGTGGTTCAGGTGGTCAAGGAGGCGGTAATGCTGGTGGTAGCGGTGGCTCAGGTATTGTAGTTCTCAGATACAAATTTCAATAGGAGATATATATGGCACATTATGCAAAATTAGACTCTGACAATTTAGTTACAGACATTAATGTTGTCGATAATGATGTTGAAGATGCTAAAGGAGAAGCTGGTACAATTACATGGTTATTAAATGGTTGGGGTGGTGATAGTTGGATAAAAACTAGTTACAACGGTAATTTACACAATAGATATGCACACATTGGAGATACATATGATGCGGCAAAAGAAATGTTTATTGCTCCAAAACCTTTTGCAAGTTGGACATTAGTAGATGCAACAGGTGAATGGGAAGCTCCTTTAGCCGAACCAGCAGATGTAGAAACTTTTCCTTATTATTATTGGGATGAATCAGCATATCAAGCAGACAACACAACAGGGTGGGTTGCTAACAGTTAAATAATTTAATTATTCTCAGGAGGGAGAATGAATAAATCAAAAGAGTTTTACTTTCTTTTAGGTGTTCCTAGAGCTGGTAATACTGTATTAGGTTCACTTATTAATCAAAGTCCTAATGTAGCATTATCGGCTAATTCTGTTTTAATGGACGTAATTTATAATTTAAACAATATAAAACATTACAATCCATATTTTACAAATTTTCCTGACCACAAAGCATTTGACAACATTACTAAAAATGTTTTTAAAAATTATTACAAAAGCTACAAAAAATCAAAAATTATTGATAGAGGTTGTTGGGGTTCAATAGGAAATTTATCCGCTTTAAAAAAAATTGTAAAAAAACCTAAATTTGTAATCTTGTATCGTCCTGTTTTAGAATGTCTAGCATCATATGTTAAATCACAAAAAAATCCATTTGTAGACGTAGTTACTTCTCACTTCATGGCAAATGATGGTTTACTAGGTTTATCACTTCACAGTATTGAAAATGCTCTTGCATCAGGCGAAGAGTGTCTTATTATTACATATGACCAGTTTGTTAAAAATCCTCAAGACGTAGTTAATAAAATATTTACTTTTATAGGTGAAGATACTTTTAATGTAGATTTAGATAATTTATCACAATTTAATATTAATGGTATGTGTTATGACGATTCAGTATTAAATGAGCCTTTACACACAATAAGAACAAATGGTATTAGTAAAACAAAAACAAATATTGAAGATTATTTAAACGAAGACATAATTAATAAATATAAAGATAGGGAGCTTAATTTATGAAAGATGTTAAACGGTTTATGATGCCTGATAATACCCACATAGGTGGATGGATTTTCCCTGAAAAATTAATAGATAGTATTTGGGAAGATTGGCATGACCCTACTTTACAACACCATAAACATCCGGGCAGAATTTTTCCAAGTCAGGCTAAACATGCAAAAGATTTTCGTGTTCTTAAAAAAACAAAAGAATCAATTGAAAAAGCAATATATCCACACAATAAAACAGAACCATGGTTTGAGTACGAATATTTGTTACAAAAATGTTTAGAAGATTATGTAAAACATTATCCATCATCAGGTCACACATTTCCATTTAGCATTAAAGGTAAATACAATGTACAATGGTATCCAAAGAATGGAGGATATAAAATATTACACCATGAAAATTCAGGTTCTGTTACAACAATACATAGACATTTAGTTTTTATGACATATTTAAATGATGTAGAAGATGGTGGCACAAAATTTCCACAACAAGCTATTACAACACCTTGTATAAAAGGGTTAACGCTAATTTGGCCTGCATACTTTACACATCCACATGTTGGTCAAATAAGTAAAAAATCAGAAAAAATGATTGTAACTGGATGGTGGAATTTTAACGATATTTATGATGATTATGCAAAGTAAAATTAACAACGCAATAGCCTTTGGCATAGTAGCTTGTTTCCTTATATTGTCTTTCTCAGCTATGGCTGAAACAACTAAAGTAGAGCAAACAACAAACTCTACTGTGACAACGAACGGAAATCAAACTACGACAGTAAAATCTGCACCGCCAAGCGCCATATCTCCTAATGTAGGCGGAAATAATTCAGACCTATGTACTATCTCATCTAGCGGAGCTTTAGGTACACAGATACTATCCTTGAGCCTAGGAGCTACATACACAGAGGCAAATTGTTTGCTGTTAAAAAAGGCAAGAATGCTCTATTCGGCTGGTATGAAGGTAGCCAGCGTATCTTTGCTCTGTCAAGACCCAGCGATTTTTAAAGCCATGGCTAACGCCGGAACTTATTGCCCTATAGATGGCTTAATTGGCGATGCCGCTAAACGTGCATGGGCTGTACGTACTGAAGAAATACCAATGCCGGAGGAACAACATGAAAAGACTACTGTGGAAAAGAGGGATAGCGCTATTAAGCTTATGGGTGCTGTTGCATCAGCCTTCTTATTCTTCTAGCTACATATACGGAAGCACACCAAACGCCGCTATAAATGGTATGACGTGGGGCATGAACCCTAGTGCATTAGGTGAGCATGGTATTGGTGGTATGGACGTATCAGGTGTTTTGTATTCTTATGAAGCTGTTAAAAATTTAAGTGATGACCTAGTAGTTACTATTGGTAACTCTAAAGTTGGTGGTGGTACAGTATTTGAAGACATAGAAGACTGGTCACAAAAGTACGGTGGTAAGATTAAAAAAGTTTTGCCTATGCCATATACACCACTTGCAGTATTTGGTGATGGCTACGTTAAAAAGACTGGACAAGGCACAATAGAAGATGTCTCAGTCATTTATCTGTACCGTTTTGATAGTTGTTTTAACCCACAAAGCGACCCTAATTGCCCCGGCTACGTAAAACCTAAACCACCGCCTGTACCTGAAATTCCTAATTATGATGCATTAGAAGATGAATCTGTTCAGTTAGCTCAAGAAGAAACAGACAGAGAACTGTTAGAAGATGATGAAGAAAACAGAGATGACGAAGATGAAGAAGATAAAGACGCTGACCTAGAGTTTGCATTAGCTAGTACAACTAACGCATTGACTATGGCTAATCAAGTAGCGCAATCTGTTATATTAAATTCAATAAATAGTGCTACAAACATTGGCACATATTACGTAGCAAAAATTCCTGATAGTTACATTACCGAGTCTGTCGTTTTACAAGGTGGTAATATCGTGGATAATAGGAGAGCATTAAGGAGCTTGGCGCAAGATAATTTAATGAATGAAATGATAGAGGAGCAATACAAATGAAGAAACTATTAATAACACTTAGCTTAATACTTAGTGCAACGCCAATCTTGGCAGAAAATATTGACATTACTGGAACGGTACAGAGCAGATGCACCGTGAATATGGATACTCCGGGTGCGTACGGAAACCCAAATGCTCACACACTTACGACTGCGCCGGCTAGTTCAGGAGTTGACCCTATCGTAAGATTTGATGTAACTCTTGCTAATGCTTATCACGCGCAAGTTAGTTATCCTACAGCATTTACTTCAAGTCCATCATTGTCAGACACCGTTAGCTGGGTAGGTACTGTTGCTGTAGCACAAATGAGTTCTTCTGACCAAAGTGGGTATCAGGCGGCTAGTACAACAAGTGGCTCGATGCGAAATTACGCTTTGGCTCACGCCGGCACTTTATGGATAAAAGCTACATCGGTTGCAACTTATGGTGGTGGTCAAGCTAAAGCTTTTCCGGGCGGCGCATATAAAGCAGTAGTATTAGCTGAATGTATCGCTCAATAGGGATATGTTTATTACTGTTTAATTACACAGTATATAGTCATGAGATGACACCGACCTATCCGAAGTGGCAGATTAGTTCGGTACAAGGTGTAAAGAAAACAACCATGGAGTTGTGGAACTCTAGAGAGGATGTAGGTTATTATGAGGTTGGTGTATTTGATGGTGAGTGGAAACCAATACCATTTGTAACAGCTTATAAGATTATTAAACTTAATTATTTAAGTAAAGTTAATTTTGATATTTACATAAGAGAAAAAGACATAGTAGAAGCTAGATACGTTTGTTCTTTGTCTAAATTAAGGAGTAACGATGAGAGTAAGACTTTGTTAGCAACTAGAATATGCTCAAAATTCAAATAAGATGTTTGTTATTAGCTGTTCTTTGCACACAATCAATGGCTAATAGCACATCTCTTAATCTAGCATTGCCTAGTGCTGGAGTTGGTTATGGTACAGACAGTATTAAAGCTGGTGATTTAGACTGCCAAAATTCTATTGGCGGAAGCACAAATTTTGAATTAGGTTTAACTGGGATAGTAAATAACGCTACTTCTTTGTTTAGTACAGATGATAAAAACAATCCACAGACTAAAGATTTTGGAATTTATGCACGCATAATTGTGCCATTAGACGCTCCAAAAGAACGAATTAATTGTAATACCCTGTACCAACTTGAACTACAAAGACGCAGACTAGAGGTAGAAAAGTTGCGCGCAGAGATAGAACTGTTAAAATCTATGCAGATAGGAGATGGATTTGACAACTGATTTAGGTGACAAGGTAGCAAAGATAGAAGGCTTAGTCGATAAGAGGATTAAGATTGGTAGCCTTAGATTTACCTATACGCAGTTAGTAGGTGCGTTTGCCTTGCTTGGCAGTATTCTAGGAACGCTTTATGGAGGGTTCTTAATGTATCAGAAGGTAGAGTCCTTAGCTTCATTAGACCTTGGAGCTATAAGTTCTCAGATGAAGAAGACCTCTGCTGACGTACTCCGGGTAGAAGAAGTAGCCAAAGAGATTAAAGTAGAGCTAAAGGAAGACCTTGCTAGGCTTAGAACGTCTAGTTATAATCTTGAAAATAGAATTGACACTAAGCTTCAGTCTATTGATGTACGTATTACTACGATGGATAATAAGCTTGATAAATTTGACATACAGCTAGATGCTACAGAAGAAAAACTAATGAAACGAATACAACAGTCATTAGACAATCCATTAAACAACTGATAACATAGGAGATACTATGAAAAAAAGAAATAAAAAACCACCAGTTAAAAGATACTAATGACTGCACTACAACAAAAACAACTCGATAAACACGAGAAGCAGATTGCTGACCTTTATAAAGACGTTAGAGAAATTAAGAATATGAATCTTAAATTTATGTCTATGGGTAAAGGATTGTTAATTGGTTTTGCTGTTATGGTAGCAACTGATATAGGAATTGGTGAACTACTGATGAAACTTATATGATTAGTTTTTTAGCAAACATAGCACCAATAGCACTAGGCTTTCTTGGTAAGTTATTTGCTTTGAAGAGTCAAGCGGCTCAAGAACAACAGAAACTAATGATAGAGAACATGCAAGCTCGCAATGATTCTATTAATCAAGCAAGAGCGGCGGCAGACAAAGAATCACCTATGGCGGCTTGGAACAGGCGAATAATTATTCTTGTAATTTTAGCGCTTGTAATTTTTACGCAAGTAGCACCAGTCGTTTTTAATGCAGAAATGGTTATACCAACAACTAAAGAGGGTTTAAACTTTTTAGGTTTGTTTCAACTTACCCCGGATGTAGTCGAATACATAACTGTACAAGCTGGTTCAGTAGTCAAAATGGATGAACTATTCGGATGGGCAACCATGATTATTGAGTTCTATTTCGGCGCACAGCTCGCCAAAGGCAAATAAAAGGAGAAGATATGCCAGTAAAAATTGAATACCAAGAGATGCCACACATGATGCCAGTACCTATGGAAACTAAATCCAAAGGTTTTGTAGGAGGAATTATCTTATGGCTCACTAAGACTAGAACGTGGGAGATTACTAAAGATTGGAAATTTCACATAACACATGATGGTAACACACATCCAACGTATTACGTCATTCCTAAAGGATTTATCTTTGATGGCGCTTCAGTACCTAAACCATTAAGAAGTTGGCTCTCACCTATGGGTGTCCTCTTGAGTGGTGGTCTCGTACACGACTATGTGTATAAATTTGAAGTTCTCAAGTTAGGTGGCAAGAAGGGTGCTACAGAGAAAAAGACTCAAAAATGGGCAGATATGCTCTTTAGAGACATTTGTGTAGATGTTAACGGATTTAAACTGATTAATTACCTAGCGTACTACGCACTTAGATTAGGTGGCTGGTTAGCTTGGAACGGTCATCGCAAACGCAACGTACAATGGAATGACTCTTGAGTGAAATTGCACAGATTGAGTTACCACCTAAATTAGTACCAATATTTGAAGGCGAGGCAAGAATTAGAGCCAGCTATGGTTCTAGAGGTTCAGGCAAGACTCGTTCATTTGCACTAATGAGTGCTGTCTTTGGCTATCGCTGGGGTAGCTCAGGTGTATCCGGTACAATACTTTGTGGTCGTGAGTTTATGAACTCATTAACTGAGTCATCTTTAGAAGAAATTAAAGCGGCTATACGTTCAGTACCTTGGCTAGAAGATTATTATGAGTTAGGTGACAAGTACATTAAAAGTAAGGATGGACGAATTACGTACACTTTTGCTGGTCTAAGACGTTCACTAGACTCAATTAAATCTAAGTCTCGTATCTTATTAGCTTGGGTAGATGAAGCAGAGAATGTAAGCGGAAGAGCATGGGATGTGCTACTACCATCTATACGAGAAGAAGACCTTAGTATTGGATTTTCTTCAGAGATTTGGGTGACATGGAATCCGGAGTCAAAATATTCTGCAACGCATGAAAGATTTAGAGCTAACTTTCCTAGCAATTGTAAAATAGTTAAGTTAAATTACACAGACAATCCTTGGTTTCCAAAAGTTCTTGATGACCAACGCATAGAAGACAAAAAGAAACGTCCGGATATGTACGAACACATTTGGGAAGGTGGATTTTTAGTTTACTCAGAGGGAAGTTATTACAGCTCTGAAATGAGAAGAGCTAAAGACGAAGACAGAATTGGTACAGTAAGATATGACAGAGCTAAAGGAGTAGTAACAAGTTGGGATTTAGGGGTAGGCGACAGCACGTCAATCGTTTTCTCACAATTTATTGGTACTGAAATTCACATCATTGACTATTATGAAGCATCAGGTGCTGGACTAGAGCATTACGCTAAGGTGTTACAAGACAAAGGGTACGTTTACGACCAGCATGTATTTCCACATGACGTTAGAGTTAGAGAATTGGGTACAGGTAAGAGTCGTATTGAAACATTAGAAGGTTTAGGAATTAGAGATATTGAAATAGCACCTTCATTACTTATAGATGATGGCATTCAAAAAGTTAGAGAGCTGTTGGACAGATGTTATTTTGACGAAGTTAAGTGTGAAAAATTAATAGATGCTATGTTAAATTACTCAAGAGATTGGGATGACAATGGTAAGACGTGGAGAATGAGACCAAAGCACGATTGGAGTTCACATGCGGCAGACTCGATGAGGTATCTTGCTATTGGGTACACACCTTACAATGAAGCTTGGGATAAACCTTTAAGAAGAAACATAAAAGGTGTTGTTTAATTAGATAGTCTTTAATGCTAATCGCCACATTGGGTCTTCGTAGCGTAATAATATTTCTTCTTTCTTTTGTTTTCCTTTAGGTCTACCACCTTTAGCTTTATTAAATGGAGCAAATATTTGAACAGGGTCGGTGTGTCTGTTTAAACGATTTCTTGCGGCTGATTCTGTACAACCAAGTTCTGCTGATAATTCTCTTGATGTTATTTTTTGACCATCGTCTAGCATGTACGTCAGAGTTCTACGCTTACCCATTAGTGAATGTACTGCTCGTACTGTGAGAACCACAAAGCTATGTATACGATTGCAGTAACTTCAATAATAAAACCAACTGAATAGAAAAAAATTAACCATGACCAAATCTTTCTCATTGTTTTCTCCTATGTATGTCAACTAATCCACTAAACAAAGCATTGCGTGTTTGTGTAAAGACAGCTAATCTTTTTGCTAGTATCTTGGATTCTGCATCACCTTTTAACAAAGCACCTAATATATCCATTGCTTTCTCACCTTTAGTTTCTTTATCAGCAAAAGCCATAAGCTCTTTATCTGTAAATTTATTTTTCATCAGGCATACCTAGTGTCATTAACAACAGCGTAGCACCAGCGCTAACCAGTCCTGTACCAATCAGCGCAAGCAATGGAACTGTAGTTTCAATTAAGAATGTCATAGTTTTCTTCTATAAGATTTGCCATAGACTTTCTTTTATCTAATTCTACACCTTTTTTTCTAAGTCTTTTTTCAAGTTGAGCTTTAGTAAAATGTTCTGTAATGTGCTGTATGTTCAGCGATTTACTCCAGTATGGACGTAGTTTAGTCATTGTCATTCTCCTTATCTATATCTTTTTGGGTTAAGAAACCAGCGCAGTTGCTCATGATTTCGCTCGTACAAATAAGCTGGTCATCATCTATCACGTTCGGTGGTATTAATAATGAATCATGCTTATCTTGCAATGCACTACAGCCTGATAACAATAGCGCTAATACAATTATTTTAAAATGGGATGTCATCGTCAAACTCCTCAGATGCAACCGGGGTAATAGAAGCTGGAGCATCAGCAATTTGTTGAGCTGGAGCTTGAGTATTAACTTTCTTAGATAAAATCTTTAGCTCAGAACCAAAGCCGCCAAGCTTTACCTCAGTCACGTATTTCTTTTCACCGTTTGCGGCAACATAGTCTCGGTGAGTAAGCTGTCCTTCTATGTACAATTGAGTACCTGTATCGAGGTCTAATTTTTGTACAACTTCCGCGAGACGATTAAAAATTGTTATGCGGTGGTATTCAGCCTTGGACTTCTTTTCTCCGGAAGTTTTATCTACCCAAGATTCGTTTGTTGCTAAATTTAACAGAGCTACTACTCCGCCAGTTGACGTGTTTTTGATTTCTGCTGGCTTGGTTAAGTTACCAATCAACATGACTTTATTGACCATTACATCTCCTTATATTAAATTAGGTGGTTACTTAACGGTAACCAATCGGTAGCGTTTGTTTTAACTTTACGAGGCTAGGACACCCCGACTTCAGCATAGGTGCTACACCTCTGAGTTCTTTTTTGCTTCTGCTGTGGCA